GAGGAACCCGAATGAGCCTGCCCCGTCCCATCATCCCCTCTGCCCAGCCCGTGCTGCCGGTGCGCCCCGACCGGGCCGAGGTGGCCGAAGTATTCCCTGAGTCGACGCCCCTCAAAGTCGACGTGAAGAACATGGGCAATGCGCCGCGGCTGCCGGCGGCCGAGGGGGATTACAAGAAGCGCGTGACCGCCCGTACCAAAGCCAAGGCCAAGTCGAACGAGTCGGTCAAGCGGCGTGATCTTATCCCCGGCCATGAGATCTATCTCATGATCTGCCAGCAGGTTGGGGGCGATCCCACGGCGAAGAAGACGATCACCATCGATGCGGGCGAGGAGCGTACGGCGATGAAGGTGCGGGTCAATTTCTATAGCTGGCGCCAGGCCACCATCAAGGAGCTGGGTCCGGACTTCGCCGCGGATAACCACTTGCGGGATATCAAGGTGTACCTGGACCCGGTGCTTGATGAGCAGGGCGTCATCCGGCGCCACCAGAAGAGCCACTTCCCGGTGAGTAATGGCAAGGTGATCTTCTATAGCATCAGGAGCATGCGCGAGATGCAGGCGCTGTCGCAGGCGCTCCCGCAATTGGGGGTGGCGCCATGAGCGTCGACGATATCTGCCCCTTCTGTAAGCTCGAGTGGGCCGAGTGCGCCTGCGAGGAACCCTCGGCCGCGCAGGGCGACTTCGAGGATGTCATCTGTACCGAGTGCGGCAAGTCCTTGTTCGAGTGCGACTGCGACGTCCGCATTCTCGAGGAGGAGGGCGCATGACCCGCATCGAGCGTATCGTCACCGCCATTGCCTTTGCCATCCCCCCGGAGGAGGTTGACGAGGACATGGTGGCCTATCTCCGCGCCTGCCCCGACCTGTCGCTGTTCCGGGAGCGGTTCGCGCCTGTGAGGGAGGAACAAAACTAATGGACTGGCTCTGCTATACCGCCGCGCTCTTAGCCTGCGGCCTCACCCTCGGCAACGTGCTGGTGGCGAGCTGGAGTTACGGCAAGATCGAGAAGCGCATCCTCGACCTGGAGGCGAGGCTCGCCGGCCTCGAGCGGGTGCGCTCCGCCGATCCCTACGTTTATCAGCCGCAGGATCTAGAATAATTATCTAGATTTGTGTAAAGGGGTATTGACATCTATCTAGATGAATGAGATTATAGGTACAGAAAGGATCACACACGCCAATGACTATCAACTTTCACCATCACGATGCCGACAAGGCCCGCTTCGAGGCCAAGCTTCAGGACCAGACCGCCTGGTTCTCCATCACCGCCAATGACGGTTTCTCCAACTTCACGCTGTTCTTCGATCCCGCCAACATCGCCCACATCATGGGCCAGATGGAGAAAGCGCTCGGCGAACTCGAGACCATCGCCGCCCACCTGGACCGCGACTCCGACGCCGAGCTCGCCCCCGCGGGCGTGTCCGAACAGGATGGGGTGCTCGTCTAATGAGCGATAATCTCCCCGCCCGCATGGGTCTGGCCGAGGTCCAGACCCTCGGCGCTTTGCTCGCCAAGTCCGGCTACTTCCAGGACGCCAAGGACGCCGCGCAGGCTTGTGTCAAAGTGTTGGCAGGGCAGGAGTTGGGCCTGCCCCCGATCGCCTCGATGATGGGTATCTCGCTCATCAAGGGCAAGGTCACGCTCTCCGCCAATCTCATGGCCGCGCTGATCCGCCAGCATGGCTACGACTTCCGCGTCGAGCGGCTCGAGCAGGATGGCTGCACCCTCTCCTTCCTCGCCAAGGATGGCAAGGAGCTCGGCAAGTCCACCTTCTCGGCCAAGGACGCCGCCGCCGCCGGTATCAAGTCCGACATGTATTCCAAGTACCCCCGCAACATGTACTTTGCCAGAGCCATCTCGAACGGGGCCAAGTGGTTCACTCCGGAGATCTTCGGCGGCGTGCCCGTCTACTCCGATGGCGAACTCGGCGAGAGCGAAGCCGAGGTGGTTCAACCGGAGCCTGCCCCTGCTCCTGCGCCTCCGGCGCCCGCCAGACGCATCGAAGATGCTAAGCCTGCCCCGGCCCCTCTCCCTGACATCGAGCCGCGCCTCGCCGAACTGTACGCGCAGGCGACCGGGTTCCAGGAGACGGTGCAAATCATCACCGGGTTCAAGCCCATCATCTCGGAGCTGGTCGGCAGCGACCACGAGTACTATCGCATCATCGGGCTGCACGGCATGGCTCACGGTAATGAGTTGCAGGGCCGCACGCGCCGGCAGATCAGGGAAGTTATCAAGGCCCTCTATGACTACTGCACGTCGGTTGCTAGCCCGCCTCCCCCCGATCCGGCTGAAGCGGCTGAAGCCTGGGATGCTCTCGCGGAGGGCACCGATGCACGATAACAAGTCCCTCTCCCTCTATGCCATCGAGCAGGAGTTGACGCAGTTCATCGACACCGAGGCGCTCGTCCCCGAGGACCAGCTCGCCGCGTTCCAGGCCGCCTTCCTCGAGAAGACGCAGCAGGCGATTCAGAAGCGCGGCAATTGCATCCGGGCCATCTCCCACATCGAGGCGCAGATTGCCGGCGCCCGTGCCGAAGAGAACCGCATCGCCGCCTGGAGAGGGAGCCTCGAGTCCGGCCTCGAGCGCTTCAAAGCCTACTTGGTCAGGTGCATCGAGTTGAGTGGGTCCAAGAAAGTCGAGGCCGACAACGGCTCGCTTGCCATCCAGGCCAACCCGGAAAGCGTTGAGATCACCGACGCCGCACTCATCCCCGATGAGTTCGTCACGGTCACCGTCAAGATGCCGGCCGCCGAGTGGCGGGCACTGGTTCAGGAGTACGACGGACTCGGTGAGTTCGATGCCACCTTCAATCCTTCCAAGAGCGCCATCAAAGAGGCGATCAAAGCAGGCCGGGAGGTCACTGGAGCGGATGTACGATTCGGCCGGAACCGCCTTGTTGTGAAGTGAAAGGCTGCCGCATAATTCCGTCATGCCAGGACTGCCGCACATCCTGAAGAGATTCGGAGCTCCCTTCGCGGGGGCTTCCGCCCCTCAGCCTATCGCCCCTCTCGCGATAAAAGATCACGTCAGGTTTCGACAGCTTGATTTGCTCATAGACAATGGCTTCGGAAACCAGCCGCAGGACAAGATTCCGGACGAGGTGATGATCGCCGTGGAAGAGGGGCTGCCGATCCCGTTCCGCGGACCCGATCGGGACACCGTCTTCGCTCAACCCGCCGCCGAACGCAAGCCGAAGAAGCCGCCGCGGGTCATGACCCAGGAGAGACTGGAGCGGCGCCGCTTCCTGGCTAAGCAAAGGTATGACTACCGCTTTCCCGGCAAACGGAAGGGAGACTGATGGACGACAAAGAAATTTTAGAGCGTGTGAGGGAGGCCATCGCCTGCCTGGACGAGGCCCAGCTTGACCTTCCCCTGAACACCCGCGACCAGCGCAAGCTGCACACCCGCATCCAGGATGCCGGCGACCGGCTGGTCGAGGTGAGGGAAGAGATCCAGGTCCGGCTCCAAGCCGCGGAGAACGCCGACCGCCTGTTCACGAGGGGAATATGAAACCAGTCAGAGTTGTGACCGCCGATGGCGAGGAAATTACCGTGAGGCCGCTCTCCCTTGCCGAGCGGGTAGCCTACCGCCTCGCCTACGTCGCGGGTTCAGCGGCGGGATGGGTCCACGAAATCCTGAGCAAGCTCCGCGGAATTGCATGAAATTATCCAAGCCTGTAATCCTAAGCGAACCGGAAGAGCGCTTCGCCCTGGCGTGGAAGGTGCTCGGCGGTCCGGAGCCGGAGCGCGAGTACAAGTTTCACAATAGCCGGGGCTGGCGCCTGGATTTTGCGTGGCCGGAAGCGAAGATCGCCGTGGAGATCGAAGGCGGTATCCACGAGGGCGCCGGGCGCGGCCGCCACATGCGGCAGGCAGGCTTCGAAGCCGATGCCCTCAAGTACGCAGAGTGCGCGCTCCTCGGCTACCGGGTGGTGCGCCTTACCCCTGCCCTCATCCAGCCGGCACTGCTTCAGCGTTTGATCCTGGAAGTACAGAGGTGCGCGCCATGACCAACCCTAAGATCTCCGATGCCAAGCGAATCTGCCAGTCACTCGGCGCCCGCTCGGTGATCCTCATTGTGCTCGATGAGGACAAGTATGGCGCCGTCAGCTACGGCGAAACCAAGGCGGAGTGTACGGCAACCGGGAAGATACTGGATCGGATCTGCGAGAAGGTGCTCTTCGAATCATGAGCCGGCCACTCGGATTGTCACAAGCCGACTACGACGAACTCGAAAACCCCAGCCGCGCCGCGGAACCGGTCTTCCATCCGCTCGTCCTCACCTGGTGGGAAAGTACCATGTGGTTAACAGCTTGCGCCCTCTTCACAGTATGCTTCGCCTTCCTCCTCGTTACCGCACAGTTGTGCAGGATAGGAAAGAAACCATGATCATCCTCAACGTGCTCGAATTGACCCGCATGCCCACGCTCGCCTCGCATGCCGATGACGATGGCTCGGTCGTGGTCACCGCCCTCGGCAGCCGGGTGCGCCTCGATGCCAAGAACCTCAAGCTCCAGGTGCTGGTCCGTATCGCATTGAGTCTGGCTTTAGGAAGGCAGAACAAGCCATGAGATTCGCCTACGCCGACCCGCCCTACCTCGGACAGGCCCAGCGGCATTACTCTGCTGACCCGCGCTGCGCCGAAGTCGACCATGCCGAACTGATCGGTCGGCTAGTCCGCGAGTTCCCCGATGGCTGGGCGCTCTCGGCTAGTTCTCCTTCGCTCGGCGAAATCCTCCCGCTGTGTCCTCCCGGCTACCGCATCGCCGTGTGGTGCAAAAGCTTCTGCGCCTTCAAGCGCAACGTCAGGCCCGCCTACGCTTGGGAACCAGTGATTTTCTGGGGCGGGCGCAACCCCATGAACGGCCACCGAGCCGTTATCCCTGAGAGGAACGGCCAACAGACCACACCCAAGGACTTCATCGTGGAACCGATCACTATGCGGAAAGGTCTGACCGGAGCCAAGCCGGCGAAGGTGTGCCGCTGGATTCTAGACCTGCTCAACGCTAAGGCAGGTGACGAGATCGTCGATCTCTATCCCGGCACTGGCGTCATGGGTCGGGTCGCTGCCCGTTTGACGGAGGAGGAAACCGCTGACCTTTTCCCTGACGAACCACTGTTCCAGCGCATCTCAGAACTGGAAGCGGATGTGGCCTTTGCCCGTCAGTTGATGATCCAGTCGGACAAGGACCATGAAGCCGAGCAGGCAAGCTTGTTCCTCCTGCGTGAGCAGGTTACCAAAGCTCTGGCTTTAGAAAGCCATTCCAAGTAAGCCAGAGCCATGTGCTTGAGCGTAAAACCCTTGCCATCAAGAGCATCTAGGATTAGACTTGTCCATCCGAACAAACGGTGAGGATTGATCCCCCCGCCGTCGGATGGAATTACCGGGTCCAGCCGGGGTGGGTACCTTCCTGTCCCCCCGGCCCCCGGAAAGCCAGGAAGGGACCGATGAGTAAGCCCGTTTATCCGACCCACTCGTACCCTTGGTACGTCCACGATTGGCGTCAGTCCATGATGCGGCTGCGCCTGACACCCATTGGCCGCTACGTCTACCGAGAACTGCTTGACCAGTGCTACATCGACGGCAGCATACCTAACGAAACAGACTTGCTAGCTAAGATTGTCGACCTTCCATTGAAGGACTTCGAGAAGGTATGGCCAAGCGTGAGCCGCGCATTCAAGCCGAACGGCGACGGCAGTTTCTATCATCCCCGTGTGAACGACATCCTCCAAGACCTCGAACGGTGGAGGGAACAGCGTTCGAACGCCGGGAAACAATCCGGTCGTGTCCGTCGAGCGCTCGTTGAACGGTCGTTGAACGATGGCTCAACGGCTGCTGAACCATCCACATCCACATCCGTTACCACATCCACATCCACAACCACATCCACTGCGTTCGATGCCGATTTGGCTTTCGAAAAACTGTACTCGCGGCATCCGAAAAAGAAGGAGCGTGCGTTCGCCGAGACCACCTTCTCCGAGACGATCAACGTGCCGGAGCCGGAGAAGCTATTCGCCCTCATCGATGTCCGGCATCAGGAACTCTGCCTGACCGAGGACTGGACGAAGAACAAAGGCAGGTTCGCGCCGAAGCTAGCTGACTGGATCTCTGACCGGGGCTGGACAGAAGGGGTCGAGCCACCGCCCAAGCCGTACACCAAGGAACAACGAGCCAAGGACGAAGCCGACGCAGCCAGACAACGAATGCAGAACGGACAGGAACCATAGATGCCAGCGCAATCCATCCCCAATCTCCCTGAGGCCATCGAGACCGAGAAGGTGGTACTCGCAGTCCTCCTGAACGAACAGGAGGCAGCCGGTGCCATCCTGACGCTTGAGACGCAGGACTTCTACATCATCCAGCACCAGCGGATCTTCGACGCCGCACGCTGGTGCTTCGACCACGGGCAGGAGATCACGCCCATGTCGGTCTATCAGCACCTCGAAGACAACGACCATCACAAGAGTGTCGGTGGTCTCGCCTACCTCACCGGTCTGAGCGTGCCGCACATCTACGGTCTTGAGACCTACCTCGGTACGCTGCGCCTCAAGTCCTCACTACGCCGGGGCATCATCTCCTGCCATGAACTGGCTGGCCGGTTAGCTATGCCGGGAGCCGAGGCCGAGGATATCCGCTCAGCGGAGATGGTGTTCCGTGAGGTAGCTAGCCGCGCCGAACGCAATGCCCCTACCTTGCTGAACCTCGGCGAGGAAGTCGAGAAGACCGGCGGCCTCGAAAAGTTCCTGCGTCCTGACCGCAGCAACATGGTCCCGACACCGTGGCCCTACCTCAACTCGCTGCTGACCGGCGGCGGGTTCCTGCCTGGGCAGATGATCGTCCTTGGCGCACGGCCAAGCTTGGGCAAGAGCGCCACCGCTTCGTTGATCGCGCTCGGCGCGAGGATGCGTGGCGTGGCCGTGTTCTCCCTGGAGATGGGCAGCCGGGAGAACTGGCTCCGCATCATCGCCTCGCACGCCAACCTGCCGCTCAAGGTCGTGGCCGAAGGGAACCTGGATGATCACGGGCTCCGGCAGCGATTGCACAAGACCACCTCCGCGCTGGCCGACAATCCCCTGTACCTCGACGACACCACCGGAGCGAATGTACCGGCGATCATCGCGGCGGTGCGCAAGCGCGGCGGTATCCGTCTGCTGGTCGTCGACTACCTCCAGTTGCTCAGCCCTCTGCGGAAACGGGGGAGCCGCGCCGAGGACGTGGGCGAGATCAGCCGCGCCCTGAAACTCGCCGCCCGTGAGTTGAAGGTTCCCGTCTTTGTGCTGTCCCAACTAAATCGGGAGACCGCGAAGAACGAACGACCGCCGGAGCTTCATGACCTCCGCGACTCGGGAGCCATCGAACAGGACGCCGATGTCGTGATGTTCCTGCACGCCGATCCGAAGGAAGTCAAAGCAGCGCGGGATGACAAGCGCCCCAGTATGCTCGAACTCAACGTTGCCAAACAGCGCAACGGAACAACGGGAATCGTCCGCATGAAATTCAACCCGGCCAACATGCAGATATGGGAGACAGAACTACAGTGAAAAGAAAACCACCCGCAAAGGTGTCGATTCATAAGTACCTCACCGAGCGTGAGGGTAAGACCTGGACCCGCGTTAATACCGAGGCGGTGTTACAGGCTATGCGTGATGATAGGCTCATCGCAGTTAGAACGGCGAGAGCATCGTAGGAGAAGCACATGGCAGAAGAGACCCCGGCTGGAGACGACACAAAGTTCGAGATCTGGTGGAGGAGCGACGGCCGCTCCATCGATCCGGATACCTCCGATGTGGACTGGTACGACAAGCGCAAAGAGCTGGCCGCCGAGGCGTATAGGGCCGGCCTGAAATCGGCGAGGGAGAACGACATGGCAGAAGAGACCCCGAAATCCCCGGAAAATCCGGACAACCCAAGTCCCCCCAAGTACCGGTCGAAGTGTTTGGTTTGCGGTATGGGGCTGGCCTGGCACCTACGACGAGGACTGGTGCGGCAAATTCACGCCGAAGGAGGAACTGCCGAGGCAGACCACCCCGAAGACCTCGACGCCCACCGCTACCCCTTCGAGCACGTCACGCTCGAGGACGTGGAGATGTGGCGCAAGTCGGGCGACTCCGAGCAAGCCATCATGAGCCGCATCGCAGGGCGAGGCATGGCCGAATGACGCCGCCGATCCAGGGCTTCGGCGTGGCTACAGGCATGAGCAAGCGCGATTGGATGGCGACCATAATCCTCGCCGGCATGGTGACCAGCCCAGCCCTCAAAGCCTTGGAATCCACCCGCCTCACCGCCGAGGTGGCCATCCAGGCGGCGGATGCGCTCATCGCCGCGCTCAACCAGGAAGCAAAGGCCAAGAAGGGCATGGCCGAATGAGCGTCGAGCGAGCGTGCTGTACCTGCCAATGGTGGGATCGGAAGACCTTCAAGAAAGCGGAGCGCAACACCGGGTGGTGCCGCATCCTCCCGCCGAGGAATAACGGCGGAGACGAAAACTACTGGGGCTGGCCCGTCACCTACGACGAGGACTGGTGCGGCAAGTGGCAACAACTAGAGCGGTCGCCGGAACTGCCGCGGCAGAAGATGCATGACCCCGTCTCCGTCTACGAGGAGCAGAACTGGCGCAGCCGCGGAGACTCCGAAGCAGACATAGCGGCACGCATCGCCGCGAGAGGAAGGGGCTAGTGGAAAAGATCTGCCGACTTTGCCAGCACTGGCAGGAGAGGAATATCAAATCCGGGATCTGCGTGCTCAACCCGCGCGTCTGGGCCGGCTCGTGGCAATACCCCGCGCAGTTCGCTATCGACACCTGCTCCCACTTCACCGCAGCCGTCCAGCTCGCGCCCGTCGCGAAAGGGAAGGCTAAGAGTGGCCAGGCACTTTGAGAACTGGCTCAAGGCGTACATGGCCTACACCGCGGCGACGGAACCACCGGCCATTTTCAATTACTGGGTAGGTGTGAGTACGATCGCGGCGGCCTTGCAGGGGAAGGTATATCTGGGAATGGGTCTGTTCGAGTGGACCCCGACAAGTTACATCATCCTCGTCGGACCCAGCGGCTGCGGCAAGTCGAGCGCCATTCACTCCGGCATGAACCTGCTTCGCCAGGTGAAGGGAATTCACTTCGGGTCCGACACCCTGACGTGGCAAGCGATGATCGACGAACTGCTCGCCACCACCGTCACCCGCGGCAAGGGCACCGAGCGCCGCCACTCCTCGATAACGTATGCCGTCGATGAGCTGGGCACTTTCCTCAACCCACGCGACAACAAGCTGATGTCGAGTCTCACGAAGATTTGGGGCGGGGACGGCGGGCAGAACTTCTCGAAGTCAACGAGGGGCGAAGGATTGCTCGAGGTGATGCGCCCTCAACTCAACTTGCTCGCCGGCGCAACACCATCCTGGATTTCAGAACATCTCCCGCCAGCCCTAATCGGCGGAGGATTCACCAGCCGCTGCGTACTCGTGTATGCCGAAGCGAAGCAGAACCTGGTGGCATACCCGCGGCGCGCGAGCTTGCAGCAGGGACTCGGCGAGGTGTGGAAGATGGGGCCGAAACTCACCGAGGATCTGGTTGCCATCTCGAAACTCCAAGGCGAGTTCACCCTCAGTGAAGAAGCATATGCGCGCGGTGAATCCTGGTACGAGCAATCATCGAAGCTACCTCCCGTGGGCCTGCCCCCAGAACATTTTTCCGGATACCTGAATCGTCGTCAGGCTCACATGCATAAACTCGCGATGTCGTTGAGTGCCGCGGAGAACAATTCGCTGATCATCGAGTCCCGGCATTTGGATGAAAGCATCATGATGCTCGAGACAACTGAGAGAACCATGCCGGTAGCCATCGCTGGCCTCAATGAGGAACTGCGTCCCGCGATCCGGGTCGAGGAAGTTCTACGCCGGTATGGCTCTGTAAACCAAGTCGATCTCTACGCCCGGTTCAAAAACAAAATGGACTGGCGGACTTTTATACAAATCCTGAAGCAGCTTGAAGACGCCGGCATGGTTTGCGAAACACACACTGCCAACGGACGCGCGGTACGCTGGCTCGGTGCACAGCCGAAGGACTCACTGCCGAGTTAGCGCGGCTCCAACTGATACGGTGTCAGCCAATCCTCCCGCGCTCGCCGCAGGCTTCTGTCGTTCGGTATGCCCCGATCCCGCTGCTCTCTTCGCCGCTCGGCCTGCCCGAATCCCTGCTGCATCCGGTTCAGCTTGTTGCTCATGCCCTCGGGCAGGATCGACTTGACGAACTGCACATAGTCGCTGGCGTTCCTGATGGTGTCCTGATCCTTGCTCCTCTGCGCCTCGTAGTATTCCTGCCGCGCATCGTCCATGAGCTTGGTGTAATAGCGCTCCATCTCCTGGGTCGAGTTCATGGCTTCGCGCACTTCGGCGAGGCGCTCGGGAGTCATGCCGGCTGCATAGCCCGCCAGCTCGAGCATGTGGATGGGATTGTTCCTGTCGATCTTGGCGAGGCCGGTGCCCTTGGTAGTGGCATACCTCTCCTCGCGCCACGCCTGCTGGGCCTTCAGGATATTTCCCAGCCACCTCGGCATGGCGAGGCGCAGGAAGTTCTCCGACTCGGGGCCTTCCTCGACGAGGGCCTTCGACAGGTTCATTGCCGTTCCACCCACGGCGCCGCCTGCGGCTTGGCCCATGTTCCAGAACCAGGTCTTCGTATCGTCCCTGCCCCCGAGCCATCGCATGGTGGGGTTGAGTCCGGGGATCGGCTCACCGAAGTTGAAGCTGTTGCTCAGGTCGGGGGCACCGGCTATCCCGCCCGACACACCGTGCAGGGCAACGCGCGCAGCCCGCGGCCCCATGCGCTCGGTGATCATCTCGCGGATCGTGTGCTCGATGTCAACGTAGGGATCTTTCATGCCGAAGAATTTCCTGTTGAAGACAGAGCCGAGCAGGCTGAGGAGGAGGAAGATGTGCGAGGCTCCAAGCATGCCGCGGGCGCCGCCGAGCACCAGCTGCGCGAGCCACAACATCCTGCCCGCCTTGGTCTGATGCGTGAGCCAGATGTTATTCAGCAGGAAACTCTTGAAGACCAGCGCGGCCGGCGCCTTCTGTTGCAGCCAGCTGCGATTCGAAGGCTCGTGGCTGCCCTGCACCTTGAGCACTACGTCCCGCGCCGCTTGGTAGGGAGCCGCGTTGCCCCGATTCTTGAAGGCTCTCGCCGCAGCGAGCAGCCCCACGCGCCGGGTCCACTCCTCGCTCCACTGGTGGCCCTTCAGGCTGAACCGGCCGAAGCCGTGAATCCAGTCGTCCCACGCCCTGCCTTTGCGGCCCATGTCCTTGCCCTTGGATTCCTGGTTGAACGGGTCATGGCCGAAGGGCCAGGTGAACAGGTACTCGAAGGTGGATTGCTTGGCGTTGCCCGATGCCTGATTGGCATTGGTGTCGCCAGTGAGTCCTTCCTTCCGGCCCTCTTCCATCAACGCCCACTCTTCGTCACTGATGGGGCCGCGGTAGTCGTACTGGTTTCCCGGCGTTGGATTCGTTTTCTTGTCGTACCAGCGCTTCGAGTAGACCTGCGATACGTCCTTCATCGCCTTGGCCCATTGCTTGATGGCCTCGGGAAGTCCTATCGGGTTGCCATCGGCACCCATCTCCTTGGCCAGCACGAACGGAGTATTGCCTGACTGGATGAAGTTCTGCGCGATCTGGATGGGGCCGAAGCCGAGGAACCACGAGGCGGCCGAACCCATGAAGCTGTTGTTCTGCACCCTCGGGTTCAGCATGTTGTCGAGCGAGTCTTTCATCAGGGCGTGCAGACGGGTGAGCGGCATCGGATTGACGGCTTGCCCGCTGTAGGCGCCTACGTTGTTGCGGGCCTTCTCGGCATCGCGCACGGCTTGCTTGAGGTTGGCGCGTTCCTGCGTCTTGCCGATGTGGTTGGCGGCCCAGGTGACGTAGGCTTCAAAGGCACGCTGCGCGTCACGGCTGAAACCCTTGGTCCCCTTGCGGCGGAGCAGGTGGCGGAGCGCCGAGCGCTGGGTCACCGACGCAGCCTTGACGTTGTCGATCGCCCTGTCGAGTTCCTTCCGCTGCTTCTCGTCGAGGTTGAGATCCTTGGCGATTCGATCAGCCATGCCGGGCGGGAGGCCGCCAAGATCCCGTGTCTCAGGGTTGTTCTCCGTATGCGTCACCCGGGAGATGCGCGTGCCGGCCTCCCGGTAGCGGCGCTCCATCTCCCGCTTGGCGATCTTGGCCGCGCGCTCACTGGTGTAGTGCTCGTGCTGGCCGACAAACTCCTTGCCGTCCGGACCGATCTCCCAGCCCGTGACCATCCACCGGCCGAAGCGTTGAAGCGGGAAATAATTGTGCCGCATCTTCTCGTCGAACTGCGCGTTGATTTCGGCAGTGGCGGCGGCAAGCGTCTCGGGATTGGTGATCTCGGCCTGAAGCTCGGCGATGTAGGCTTGCCGCATGGCATCCCAGGAGTCCTGGAAATACTGCTGCTGCTGGTCGTAGACCTCGAGGATGTCTCCATCAACGCCGTGGTGCGCGCCGAGGCGGCCGCGTTCCTCGGGAGTGAGCTTGCGGCCCAGCTTGTCCGACCACTGGGTGGCGGCAAGGGAGAAGTCGTTGAGAACCTGCGCCCGCGCCGGACCGAGCGCCCGCCATGCCGCGGAGACGTCGCCGCCCCGGTCTTTCCACTGGAAGATGGCCTTGTTCATGCGGTCCATCGCCTGCACCATCGCCTGGAGAGGCGCGAAGTTGGGATGGCGCCAGGCGGCTTGCCGCAACTGGAGCATGCGGCGGTTGTATCGGCCAAAGGTTTTGACGGCGGTGGAGAAGGCCGAAGCGGGGGGCTGCTCCGGGTCAGTGGCATCGGGCATCGCACCTAGCGGTGGCTCAGGTGGCACGGGAGGCTGCCCGGAAACTGGCGCTGGCTGGCCCTGTGGCGAGCCGGCGGGCTGGGTGGCTGTGACGGACGCCGGAGGGGCAGCGGACGCTCCTGGGGCCGTTTGCGGCGCAGCAGATGGCATTCCTGGGGCAGACGGTCTCACGAACTCCTGCGCCTGCTGGAAGATTTGCGGCGCCACCGGGCGATACTGCTCACCCCACTTGGCAACGATTTTCTCGACGGCATTCCCGGCGGTGATGATGTCGCGGGCCACATCGCCTGCGATCATTCGCGCCCTGATGCGGATCACGGCCGGGTCTAGGAGGGACGCTCTCCCGGCTGGCCCCATGCCAGGAGCAGCGCCTGTTCGAACGCCTGATCCGGATCTTCCCCCTTGGCTCGCGCCCGCTCCGCCGCCAGTTGCGCCCGGTTGAAATTGTCCACCGCCTCCTGGCTCCACGCCGATGGGGCGGCCACCACCTTCTTGCCGCGTTTCTCTGCCACGAAATGCCTCCTTCACCACGCCCGGTTTGACGTACTTGAACAGAACCAATACGCCTTCGCCATGTGCTTCGATCAGCGCCTGCCTATACGCCCGCGCTACATCCACCTGTTCGGCGGTGGATAATCCGACATCATTCCCAGCCAGCACCTTGGCAGTGACTTCATCGAAAGCGTCGTTCGTTGAAAGATCGCCGTAGGATGCGGTCAGCGAACCGCGCGCCTTGGCAAATACCGGCGCCGCCATCAGAGCTTCTACGGTTTCTCGAGGTAGCGGAGCTTGCCGCTGTGTCCCATGCAGCAATTCTTCGTAGGCTGTGCCCTTGATATCCGTCGTAACACCACGCTCGGCCATCACAACGTTCAAGGATGCCTTCGGTCCCGCCTGCTGTCTGTAGTTATTCAGTTGATCCCGTAACTGCTTGAGTGCGGACAGTGCTTCCGGCCACAGAGCCGCTTGGTTGAGTTCGGCATCGATCTTGGAAATCGCATCATTGATTTCGCTGGAACTGAGAGAAAGACCAGCCAGATTGCGGTTGCCACTGGCGCTCTCCAGAACCATCATGCCGTCGAAATTCGCATAGAGCAGGCCGGTCTGACCGGGTCCGGTGAAGAAGCGATAGCGACCGCCCAGGATGGGATTGGGGATGTCTTCGAACTTGTAGGGAAGAAGCGGTGAACCCTTGATTCGGCCGGCAAGACCTAACTTACGCAACTGCTCTTCGGCTACTTTCGCATCGGCATCGAGTTGAGCAAGGCGCTCGGCTGACACCGCGGGCTTCGGCTCCTCGATCCCCGCCGCCTGGAGCGTGCGGTCCACAAGCACGTCCTCGCTGTGAGCACGTTGCGGTATGCCGTTCTCGTCCTTCACCCACACGTCGGGCTGGTTGACGTCGGGGATTGGTTCCGCCTGCTCTACAACGGGAGCCTCAACAGCAACAGGCGCCGCTGGCTGGGGAGGCTGGATATCGACGCCCGGCTGCGCAACGGGAGCAGTCTGCCGACCGGCTAAACGATCCATTCGAGCCTGGTGCTCGGCCTCTCGTTGGGCGTCAGCCTGCCGTCCCCGTTCCGCCCACTCCTCCGCTCGCTGCTTCTTCCCCGCTTCGGTTTCTTCCCAGGTGATAGTCCGCCGAACCTTCAGCCCTCCCCTTTGGGCGGCATCCGCTTGTGCCTCAGCGTCCGTAGCGAACTCGGCAACCGTGTTCCCATCGGCGTCTACGACCTTGTGGCGGATGCCGGTTATTACGCCCTCGCCGTTGTCTCCGAACGGATCTCCCACCTGAGGCTCCCTCGGAGCAGCGGGAGCAGTCTGCTGAACCGCCTCGATACCGACACGGAGTTCACTAAACGGGACGCCAGGCAATTGAGGGCTGATCGCTAACGCTATGTCCAGGACATTGCTGCCCTTGGCCGTCATGTCAAGGATCGTTTGGGAAACCGCCTTGAAATCCCCGGCCGGCGCGGACGGAGGCGCAGGCGCAGCAGGAGGCCGTGCCTGCATCGGATCAAACGAGGGGTCGAAGTTGCCTTTCTCGTCCGTGCGGATGCCATTCTCAGCAGCCCACTGCGTAAACTCCGGCGTGCCTGAGGGAGGAGCGGGAGTCGTCGGGGCAGCCGGGGGCGCACCGGGAGGAGGAGGTGGCGGTCCACCGGGAGGCGGTGGGGGAGTAGGACCGGTGCTGACCTGAGCCGCAGCCTTCGATGGGCGGGCAGCCGCATGCGTCCCACCTTCGATGAACATGCCGAGCAGGAAGTTCTCCATCAGCCGCCAGAACGGATCTTTCACCGGGATGCCTAAGAACTTCTCGTGCAGGATAGCCATGATTTCCTGCACTAACTCAGTGCCACCGCCGACACCAGCCGTTGAAAGTAATCCCTTGGTGACGCCTCTCAGTTGCAGCCACGGGCCGAGGGTGTCGAAAGCGCTGATGAGTAAGCCGGTGAATATGCCCGAAGCCGGAGCATTGACTTTCTCCTTGAGCGCCGTGTTGTAGCGCTCCCCGATGTTATTGACGGCGTTCATCAGGATGCCGCCGAAAGGACCGGTAAGCGCGGTGGCCGCACCCGCAGCGCCGAACTGCGGACCCAGTTTCCCCACGCTCTGCGCGAGCCATTGCGGTGCCTTCGTAATGTCGCCCGTCACGTCCTTGAGCGACGGACCCGTCTTGAACTTTTCGAATGCCTCGGTGATTGGTTTGTGTGTAACTTGACCCCACTCTTTATCGGGGACCGTATACCCCTTCTCGTATTGCAGGGGACTCCAATCCTTGGCTTTGCCGAGAGCCTTCGGGATAACGTTGAGGTCGGCCGGTTTAGCGCCACGCATCCGCTCACCGAAGCGAATGAAGGGTTCGTCGATGTTCGCCTTCAACTGGGCTAAGGCTTGAGCGGTGCCCACCGCGTTTTCGTAGACGGTGCCCATGTTTCCCAGAGCAGCCGTGGGAACGCCGCCGACACCGAGCGCCCTCTCCACCCAGTTGGGTTGAGGAGCAGGTTCAGGCGCGGCAGGAGGCGGCGCAACGGTGAGTTGAGGCACGCCGCTGACGCGAGGCGGAGGCGCACCGAAGTTAGTCGGCGCAGAGGGACTCTGTTGAGGAAGCCCCCCTGTTGCAACCGCCGGGGATACCGCCGTTGTTGGCGACGGAGCTTGTTCCGGCACGAAGCCGGGAGGAGGCGGAGGGGGAGCCAGCCCCACTGGAACGAAGCCAGGAGGTGGCGGTGGCGCACCGGCCGGGAGTCCCCTCACCGTCACGCTGCTCTCAGGGACAAACCCCGGCGGGGGCGGCGGAATTATCGCACGGGTTCCCATTGAGACTCCTTACTGCGACACGGGTCTACCGGTTGCGGCGTCTACCCACTGATTGGTTTTCCCATCGAGCACGATCCGCTGACCGGTTTGCGGATGCTTCAGAACCGTGGGTCCACCTTGTTGCGGTGCAGCGGCGGGAGCAGGAGGACCGACACCTTGCCAGGGTTGAGCGGCAGGCCCCCGCACAGCAGGCCCTGGAGGTGGAGGAATGATGTCAGGACCGAGCGGATTCGGAGGCTCCTCGAATCCCTTCTTGCCTTGCATCCTTTGGGCCTCCCGGTAGCGTTTCATCGCCAGGGCATTTACTTTCTTGTCGTGTTCCGCCGAATCGGGTGGCTGATAGGGCTTGCCTGAGTTATAGGCGGCCTGGAGTTCATTCCGCTCCTGACCATATATCTCGTCGCCCGCCTCTTTGAGGAAGGGCAGGAACTTCTCGTTGCCCTCCTTGTTGGCTTCCCTCTGATTCCTCGCCCATCCCAAATCCAATTGGCCTTGGTGTACTTTGAGTTCGGCGGCTAGGCGTTCGTTATCCGTAGCGTTCTCTTTTATGCGTGCTGCGAGTTCTTGTTTGGCAATGTCGACTTGCGTCTCAAGAGCGGCGACCCGTTGCTCGTCATTCCTGGCCCGCGCTTCCCGATCTGCCTTGAGTGACTCGGAATTCTGCTCGGCGACGGTTACTTCCCTCCCCTTGTATCCTAGTTCTCTCTCCTTGAAACCCTTCTCCGCTATCCACTTGTCCTTGTCGAAGTCGTACTTACGCTTCTCGTTCTCGGACATGGCCTTCCAGCGCTCATTCTGTGCAGTGCGCTGTGCGTTCTCAGAAGTGGTGCCGCTTTCCTTACGAGCCTGTTCGCGTTCTTCGAGCCGAGCCTTCCGCGCGGCTTCCTCTCTGGCGACCTGCATTTGCCTCTGCTGCGCGAGCGTGTTATACCCGGCAGTTACTGCGTTAACGGCGTTACCAATGCCGGTCTCTCCGGGGTATCTGGCACGGGTCATCTGCTGCCCTGCCGCGAGCGCAATACCGGCTAAGCTGGGGTCAGTCAACCTACTCCAGATACCGCCCTTCTTTTGAGGCATTGACGCGGGAGTACCGGCTGCCGGGGCATTGGGATTATGCGGCTGAGCTTCCATCCTACGAACTACGGTGCCGTCTTTGTCTACGACGTAAGTGGTCCCGTCCTTGTTAAACACCTTGCCCCCAGGAGGAGTAAGATCGGGAGCATAAATCTGCTCAGCGCCCTCCGGCAATGTGCCGAGCTTGCCAACTGGCGGAGTTGGTGCCTGCACCGGTTGGCCGAAATCGTCCTGACCCCCCAGAGTAGCGGGAGCAGCGGCGGGAACGCGAGAGAGAACTTGGCCCAAAGAACTTGGGGATGGAGTGGTCCCCGGAGCAGTCGGAGCAGCACTGCCGGTCGGTATCACCATTGGTCGCTGCGGAGGAATCCTACCTTGGGCGTCGGCATCTCTGGTATTGGTTCGCGGTAGAACAACCCGTGGTGCGGCCAAAAAAGGCGGCGTGCCGCCAGGCCAACCCCCAGCGTTGATTGCCGGAGCGATGCCTCCGAACTTCTGCGCGAGAGCCATCAGCAACTGTGGATTAATGGGGGGAACTCCGGGCATTATCGAACTCCTGCGAGAAGCTGACCGATCGAGGGAATGGGGTTGCCGCGGCCTTGCGGCTTGAACGTGGGGGCTACGGGGGTGTGCGGGCCGAGGTGCGCGTAGGGCGCGGGCGTGGTGGTGGTGCCGCCCTGGAACGCGGCGAGCATGGGCAGCGCGGCGAGGAGCTTGCCCACTCCCGGCTGCTGCGGTTGTTGGCCCGGTTGCGATGGCTGCTGAGGCTGCTGCTGACCGCCGCCTCCACCACCACCGCCTCCGGTGATGAGACCGGGAAGCTTATCGAGCCACGGGAACAGCGAGACCGGAAATCCCCCGCCGCCGCCGGAAGGCGGACTCACCAACGAGTTCATCGGACCGGTCTGAAAGCTCGTCCCTCCGATGGAAGAGGGAGGAATATCGAAGTAAGTGTGGTAGTCGCCGGTGGTCGGGTTATTCGGATCACCCCATCCGGTGACGCTGAAGTCAGGCGGAACCTGAGGAGCTTGGCCGGTGCCGGTGACTGAGAAGTTTGGAGGCGTGCTCCCGCCGCCGCCCATCCCGGCGAGTCCGGCTAGTCCCGCACCGAGACCGGCACCAAACCCTACTTCGCCGAGCGGAATGTTATTGCCCCACACGTCCGTCGACCAAGTGGGATTGCCGCTCTCATCGACCGTGGGATTCTGCGGAGTCTCGCTGACCTGCCCTTCGTTAGGCTGCTGAGGCTGCTCGGCAGGAGGTTGCGGCTCGGGCATCGGCGGTTCAGCAGGCGGCGGCTGCGGAGGAGGCTGCTGCGGTGGCCCTCCCCCAGGACCGGATGTCCCGAAGTTCGGAGGATTCATGCCGCCCTGGATCCAAGCAGGATTCAGCCACCAGCGGTTGTTGAGAGGGCTGGTTGGATCAGTGTTCCACGGGTCGCCGTAAGGATCGTAGAAGTTATCGCCTGGATTGTAACTGGTGACTGGCATCTTATCCTCCCCAGAATCCTTGACCCGGCATCGTAGGCGTTGGCGTGCCTACCGTGGTGCCCGCCGGGATGGTAGGTGGCGTGGCTCCGGTCTGCTGATTCTTCTTGCGCCACTCCTCGATCATCTGGAGTAGAGCCGGAATACTCAGCCCCGCGCCGATAATCGCTGACGCTGTACTCGGCTGCGGCACCTTCACCTCGCTCTGCGCCTCCGCCCCGAACGGCTGCCGGATCAGGTTGCCATAGTTCAGCAGGTTCTCATACGGCAACCGCTGCTCATACTCGTACCGGTTGGCATTCTCATTCCGCTGCGCTTCCTCCTGCGCCCGGATCTGCGCGCCCACCGCACCCGTGATCTGCCCCGGTGCGGTCAGGTTCGCCTGCAACTGCGGGATGTTCTGCATCGTCTGCATCGCCTGCTGCTGAGCAGACAGATAGCCCTGGTTCGCCAGGCCAGACGACACTTCCCCCGCCACGCGCTCGGCATCGCGCACCGCCTGCGCCTCCCCAATCGATTGCCTCGAGCCGCCATATCCCCCTGACGCAATCCCCTGGTGCCGGATGGCCGGCAGCGCCCGCGTCAGCAACTGATCGCCGATGGGTGCCACGGCTGCCGAGATCGCATTCTGCAGGTACGGATTGGTGGCCGGATCGCGCCCTGCCCCGAGGTTGAACTCCGCCGACTTCGTTCCGAGCTCAGCGAGATACTGCGCCGGCGTGACCGCGGCGCCGAGCTGCTTCTGCGCGGATAGCTCGTCCTGGTTGAAATCAGCAACCCGTGGTTCGGGGCTGAGTTGGGGTCCACCTTGCTGATACAATCGAGTGCTTTCGTCAACAAACTGCTTCAATGCCGGTTGTTGGAAGCTTGGGTAGGACGTGGTCGAGGTTGCGACG